CTTTGCGCGCCACATCAAATAATCGCGCAAAGGCGGGGCGGGCGGGTTGATGCAATGCGGGCAAATGCCCACGTTGTCTTCATCGTCATCCAAATCCGCCCAATGCCCTGCGTTGGGGTCAAAGCGGCTTTGTTGCAGCACGGCTTGGACAAGGGCTTGCTCTTGGATGGGGTCAAATTCGAAGCGGTTGAGGATTTCGCCCAGCAGCTCGGCTTCGGCGGGGGAAAACGCCGCGGCGTGCTGTTCAATCATGCGGCGGTAATCGGGGTGGCGGATTTTGCTGAACATGGGATTCCTAAGTGTGGGGCAGCCTGAAAAACGCTTGCTTGGCATCGCCCGTTTTCATTTGGTTGCGGTTTTCGGTTTTCAGGCTGCCTTTGGGTGGGGGTGATGGTTTGGCGCGAGGGCTTGCGATTGCATTACGCCTGCCGTTGGTAATGCACCAAATCATACGCGACTCCCTTTGCCGAAACATGGGCTTCGCGTGAGATTTCGCGCCAGATGTTGCGGGCAAATTCGGGGAAATGCGCGTCGCCGGCGGGGTTGAGCGCGATTTCGGTTAAGCGCAAATCAGTGGCAAACGGCAGCGCAGCGGCATAAATCTGCGCCCCGCCAATCACCACGGCTTCGCGCTCGCCCGCGCAGGCTTGCAAGGCAGCCTGAATGGTGTCGCGCACGTTGGTGGGCACATCGTCGCCGTCTAATCGCCATTGCAGCCGCGCCACGGCAGCTTTACGGCGGCGCACTTGCCCGCCCACCAATGGGTCGCGCAGAAGCTCGCGGTATACGTCTATCTGCCGCCCCATTTTGCGCAGTATCGGGTCGGGATTAGGCAGCCAGCCGCCAAAACCGCTCATGCCGAAGTGGGAGAGTACGGCGATTTGGCTAGACAGTTGTTCGGCTGTGGGGGCGATGGTGCCGTGCGGGGTTTTGAGTTTGATGTGGGGTTTCATGGGTTTTCCTGTTTCAGGCTGCCTGAAATCAATAGCCATTGGTCAATCTACTTTCACGGCGCACCGCGCGACTGGCAACGCGCACCGCGCCGATATTGAGTTCTCGGCTGGCGTAGTGCGCCAAAACCAGCGCGATGGCGGTGTCGCCGTGGCGTTTGTTGCCGTCTTGCCCGCGCGTGCGCGTGTCGGGAATGCGTGGCACGCCCTTAATCAACTCAAAGGCGCGTAGGTCGGTCAAGATGTCTTCATCACGTGGCAGTTTGTCCAGCGTGCCGTCTTCCAGCGCGGCTTTAAATGGCGCGGTATGGGCGCGATACCAGTTCTCCGACAACATCACAGCTTGCACGCGCTCGCCGCCGAATTGGTCTTGCATCGCTTCGGCGAGATACTGCCCGTTGCCGCGCGCGTCCAAAGCCGCGCCGAGCAGGTTGGGCAAGCCTGCCAACAGATAGGCGCAGATTTGCTCTTGCTGTTTAAACGGCATATTGCCCAGTTCCAAGATAAACGGCGTGTAGAGATTAAGATTTTGCTGGCGAATTAACGGCACAATCGCGCTGCGGTCACCGTTGCGGGCGAAATCCACGCCAACAAAACTGTGGCGCGTGTTGTCCAACGCGGCTAACAGCGGTTTCAGGCTGCCTGAAAGCCAGTCTGCCACTTCGGCGGCGCGTTGGTGTTCGGGCAACAGCGCGAAATCGTCTGTTTGGTCGTAGCGCAGCACGGGCGTGTAGGGCGACATTCGGCTTTCTATCAAGGCGCGATTCAGCCATTTGCCACCGCCGTTTTTGGGGATGCAGTCCAGCTCTTCCGCTGCATCGTCGCCGTAGCTGGCGCGGATTTCTGCCACCCATGCGGCTTCGCCTTCGGCTGTCCAATCTATGCCGCGCCGTAGGCAGATGCGTTTGTATAAGCCGTCTGCGAGCGCATCGTCAAAGGTGATGCGGTGCACGGTGTAGGGTTTTTTGCCTTCGCGGCAGTCGGTAATCAATTCGTTAAATGGGTTATCCACGCCGTCATGGGTGGAGATGATGTGCACCTGCCCGCCCCACATCAGCAACGCCATTGCGGCTTTGAGTAGCTCTGGCAAGTCGTCATGGAACGCGGCTTCGTCAATAATCACGCGCCCTTGCTTACCGCGCAGGTTGTTGGGGCGGCTGGACAGCGCGGTGATGCGCCAGCCCGATGCGAAGCGAATCACAAACGCCAACACCGCCTGCTTGTCGTCGCCATCGGCAAACACTTCTTCCGTCTCTTCCACTTCATCTGCCGCCAAACCGTAGAACTTCGCCCAGTTGCCGCAATCGTGGATAAATTCCAACGCCATGTCTTTGTTGTAGCCGATGTACCAAACGTTCATGCCACTGGTTTGCGCTGCCAGCAAGGCACTATCCGCCGCTTCGCCCCAGCTTAAACCGATACGGCGCGATTTTTCGCATACTTTCACATACGCGGGGTCGGCAATCCAGCGTTGCTGATAAGGCAGCAACACCATCGGCGTGCGGTTATCGTTGGGCGGATTATGGTTTTCAGGCTGCCTGAAATTGTTTTTTTCGGTCATACCGCAATCCCCAAAATTTGTTTGCGGATTTGCTCGGCGGTGTCGTGCGACAGTCCGCCTTTTTTTATCGCCTGCGCCACTTCATCGGCGGTGGCTTGGGCGCGGGCTTTGACTTTGCCTTGATACTCTTTCAGCCGCGTGCTGGCGGAAATCAGCCCCGCGATGCGTTTCGCGCCTTCGCTCATCAGGTCAAACCGCTCCATCGGCGGCAGCTCTTCATCGGGCAGCTCGCCGATTTGCACCAGCGCGTCAAATAGCTCGGTCTGCACCATTGCCATCAGGGCTTCGCTGCGGGTGTCGCCTTCGTCTGCCGCACCTTCGGCAATCAGCCGCGCCGCTTCGGTGCTGGCTTTGATGCTGGCAAAACGCCGTTCCACCTTTTGCCCATAGCGGTGCACGGCGGAACGGCTGATTTCGTAGCCTTCTGCGTTGAGCCAGTCTGCCAGCGCGGTGTAGTTGGCAAAGCCGTTTTCGGACAGCTTGCGCTCCAAGCTGTGGCGCACGGCTTCGGGTAGCGCGTCTATGCTGCTTCGGCGTGCCATATCAGCTCTCCCAGTATTTCGGCGGGCGGGCGATGCCTGCTTCGCACTCAATGGTGTATTCAGCGATGTCCACGCCGAGGCGGTTTAAATCGGCAAACCACATTCCGCTGGGCTGTTTGGTCAGCACCAACAGGCGGCGGTCTTTTAAATAGTCTAACTGCTGGCGCAATTCCATGGCGGTGGCATCGGGATAAATCCCGCGCATCACGTCCAGCAAAAACACTTCGCTGGATGTGTAGGGGCGGGCTTTGTTGAGTGTGTTGATGAGATGCCAGCGCATACCTTCGCGGCGTGCTTTTTCATTCATGATTTTTTCACGCTTTCTATTTTGTAAAGGTCGGTTAGGGTTTTGTGGATGCCGTCCATTTTGGCTTCTAACACGGCTTGATTGCGAATGTAGTCATCGCGCAGCACATATTCGCGCGGCAGGGCGGCTTTGAGCGCGGCGAGTTCTTGACGGATTTCGTCGCGCTCACGGGCGGCTTCGCGGTTGGTGTCGGATATGGTCTTGACCCAAAACCACAGCGCGGCGGTGAGCATACTGGTTAAGCCGCCGATTAAGGTTTCTACGTTGAGCGGGTTCATGGCGTGTCCTTTGCGTTCAGGCTGCCTTGCTGCTGGCGATACCACGCCTGCCAGCCTGAAACCTGTGCGGCGAGTTTTTGGCAATACGCGCCATAGCGCACCGCGTGGTCTAGCAAATGTTGGGGTGAGCCGCTGGCGGGACGCTCGGGGCGTTCGTGATTTGCCAGCAGCTCGGTAGACACAGGCGGGATTTCAGGCTGCCTAATCGGCGGGGTAACCAAAGGCGCGGTTGTAGAGGTGCAGGCTGTGGTTGCCAATGCCGTTGTAAACAGTAGTGCCTTGATTATCTTGATGCGTGGCATGGGGGATTTCCTTGTTCAGTTCGTATTGCCGTTGTTCTAGCTGGGCGCGGGTGGCGGCAAGTTGCTCGCCTTGCTGCTGCGCCCATTGCACCGCCGCTTGTTGTTTTGCCAGTGCATCCGCCAGCGCGGCGGAATAGGCTTGCTGGGCTTGCAATTTCTCATCGGCATATTGGTTTTTCAAAACCAGCGTTGCCGCATGGCATGCGCTTTGCGCCACGGCATAGCCTGCCCATGCGGATAAGGCGCAGGCAATCACAAAACCCACGCAGGCAGCCTGAAACTTGTATTTATTCCAAATTTTCAGCATCGCCTTGCCCCTTTTTGATTTCCGCCACCTGCGGCACGGCGGCAATGCCGCGTTTAATCAGCGCGTAGCCGCCGACCATTGCACCGTAGCACCACCACATCCATTCGGCAGATTCGGCGGCGGTGGCGAATTTGTATGTCATCAGCGCGGCGGCGATGTTTGCCCACAGTTTGCTGTGCGACAGCGCACCGGTGGCGGGGTTGGTCAGCAGACCGGCAAACGGTTTGAGCAGCTTCATTGTTTGCCCGCCTCTGCCGCGATGGCAGCCGCAATAGCGCGGCAAATCGGCCATTTGCGCTGTTTCCAAGTCGCCAAATCTGCGTCGTTGGAAATAAAAAATGGCTCAAAAATAATGCCTCCGCTCTGCGCGTAAGCCAAACGGCTGTGCTGTCCTGCGTTGTCAGGCTTGTAGCCGCTCTCGCCGCGCGGTTTCCAGCCGGTAATGTCTGCCACCGCCTTACACAGGCGCTGGCAGGCTGGTTTGTGCTTGGGCAGCGCCAAAGCCTCAATGCCAGTTGCCTGCTTGGATGCCGCCGCGTATTGCAGCGCACTTTATCAACTGTTTCGGCAGCCTGAAACCGAGTCGCGCAGCGTGCCCA